ATCTATTTTTAAAGGATTTCGCCCATCATATCTTTCAATCACAAACGGGTCTTGAGTTATGCTGACCGTTGCCCCTTCTTCTTCAATAGTTAATTCACCATCTACAGTTAATGAATTAGCATCGCTGGCGGTCACTTCAAAATAACCATTGTTAGCAGCATCATCGAATCCTTCTGCCAACACCCATTCGCCCACCGTATAGCTTGCGAAGCTGCTGCCGCTATCAGAGCAGGTAAAAGTATCTGTATCAACACTAATATCAGTATTATCACTGATAGCCGTGACCGAAGATGGGGGGCTGGCCGTTGGTTCATATGGAGTAGTGCCGGAGTAAACCGGTTGTGTTAAAATGTCAAATAACACCCAAGCTGGATTTGTAGAATACTCCACACCCCAATTAGTGCCATCATACGTTCTAATAAAACGGCATTCCGCAATACAAGAATAACCAATGGAACCCGAAAGTTGGTCTGTTGCCAACGCCTTAATTCCATTCAAAACATGTCTGGGATATTCTAATGCCTGATTTGTAACTGCTCTTACGGTTGATAAATAAACATCATCACCAAAACGGGCATTTGGTTCGCCAGTTCTTTTTACAACTTCATCTTCAGATAATTTCGTGACTTTGATATTGTAAATATTATCAGCAACAACATCATCTATTTTATAAGTTCTTTTTATATTACCCGAACGATAATCAGTTATGTGAGCTGAATCGCTTTGGATTTCCCCGCTGGATTCATATGCCGTAAAACCAGAGGCGTCAACATCTAATTGAATCCAATTATTTCCATATCGGTCTTTTATATCATATACATTTTTATTCAGTTCTATCATTCCCACAACGCCTGAAACTAACACCCTATCGTCAGTTGTCAAATCATGTCCTACAACTTTTATCCAAGGATAATCTGTAACTGCCGGGACGTTATAATCTGAAGGGTACGGGTTATATGGATGGACAAACCAAAGTTTTTGAATTTCTTTTTTGGCTCCAGTTCTTAATTCATGCCAACTACCTTCACCAACATATTGATATTCAATTTTTATATTAACCGAATGATCGACAAAAGCCCCACCAGAATTAACTTTATACAAACCACCGGGAAAACCGATATCCACTTCCAAGGCATCAAATGTACCGGTTTCTGTTTCATAGGTATAAGGAGTATCAAATGGTACCTTATGGTTTACAGCGTATTCAATTTTGATAGTGTCGAAATTAGAAATCACCGATTGGTCTAACAACCCATGCCTTATTCTGTGATTAACATCTGTGAAATTAGTAATGGGTTGTTTATTTATTTGTATATCAGATAAACTTTTGAATGGCCCATATCCTAAATCAATCAATAAATTTAATATTTGACCGTCGTTTTCCGGTGTTGATTCGGAATTGGCAGAAATGATATTTCCATACAGTTTATTCTTTCCGTAGAACATCCCAATAGGCAGGCCTTGGCGTTGTGTAGTTTGAGGCTCCCAACCATACATTTGAGAACGCTCTTGGTCAAAAACGCCGGGCAAGGCTTCTGTTGGTGGTGGATTTAATGTATTCATTAAAAGACCACCAGCCATCCCAACGGAAGCAGTAAAAGCAAAGACTGCTATGGCCTCCCAACCCATATAATATTGACCAAAAGCAAAAGCAGCAACGGTCACAGCCAACACCGCAACCATATTGAAGATACCTTTATCGTCACCACCTTCAATAACCGGAACCATCAAAACCATTTCACCATCAGCCGGGCAAAAATCATCCCATTTATCTTTTGGAACAATACCGCCATTGACACTTACCATCACACCAACATCATCAGGTATTCGCTGTTTGATAATTGACGATAGATTTTCCCCTGTATGCGGACAATTGTCCACTATTCGTTTTGTCCTATCAAAAGGATTTTCAATCTTTACTATTGATAAGCTCATAGTACCCTTCTATTTTTTTATCCCAAGGCATCATATCCAACCGTTCAATTGTAACATTTCGTTTTTTCAAAATGTGAATAAATCGAATCCTGTCCTCCAATACAATTCCCAAATGAGTTATATAAGGTGGACGAAGTTTAAAAGTGACAATACAGAAAGGCCTTGGGCCTTGTAGTCTTTTATATAATGTGGTTTTTTGTTCTACAAAAACCTGCCAGCACATTTCTGCATTATCGGGAGTAAATAATTCAGGTAAAGCTATGCCATTAAACTTCTCGTATAAAGTAGAGGCCAAACCATAACAATCAAATGTATTCGGGCCTCTGCCACCTTTCTCATAAGGTTTTCCAATGTATTTACTAATATGCAATTTTTATACCACCACTTTTCAAACCGGGAAATCCACCAAACCTGCGAGTATTGGCATTCGCTTCACAAGCCTCTATAGTTCTGTCGCAAGCAGAAATAGATAGACCACACTCAACTGAACCGGGCTTCCAATTACAACTCCCAGCTATATATCTATGAAGAGGGAATTTCTTTATCAGAGGGTTGATACCGCCCAAAGTAAAAGAAACCCAATTGTTATCGGATGAGCAAGCCTTGATAGTTAAATCTATGTCCAACTCAGAATAATCTTCAGTGAGATGACTGGAATGAATCACGTTCAATGTTACTGTTGATCCATTGCCACCATTATAATCTTCGATGTATGGTTCCAATGCCTTTGTAATATTACTGACTTTCAAAGTAACTGAAGGCAACTCGCCTTTTGAGTTTTTCTCAATGGAATCTAATTCAATTGGAAACCCGGTATATACTTGTCCGTTAAATGTTATGTTTTCATTGTTGCGAACAAAATAAAACTCTTCTGTATTTTCACTATCAGCCGGGTCAACCAAGGTCAAATGAATTAACAACAACCAAGCTCCAGCACTGGCAACTCTATTTTTTTCTAATATTATATGGGCAGGTAAACTCATACTTCAGCAATCTCCAATGTAGCCGAATATTCTAAATGCTTTGTTGATTCTACTGTATATTTAATAGGGGACAATAACCGCACATCATAAACAGTGCTTGTAATCGGATGTGTCCAATTAAAAGACGCCCCACCCACATTCACCGTTGATTGTAAAGTATCTAATAATGTTTTATCCGCCGCTGGTAAAAAACGATAACCAAAACTCCATCTCAAAGGCATAGAAGTGAACCTTGCCCTTGTTATAACTTTTCCATTCTCTGCTTCTGAACGCAACGTAGGGTCTGTAATTGGCTCCTCTGTAAAACTATTTAAATCAATACCACGTGCTAATGTTGGAAAATCCATAAATTATCCTTTCACACCTAAAACAGCATGGTGGAGCGTGCCTTGCCTTGCTATGTTATCGGCAACTATACCTACAACCCATTTCTTTCCGTCAAATTTGGGTTGTCCTTGCTGTTTAAAGTTTTGACCGGTGTTATTGTTAATAACTACAATCGGCGGGATGTTGCCGCCGCCTCTTCCATTTCTTGGAATAACCGTTTCACCCTTTTGTAAGATGGCAGGGTACTCATCGCCAGATAATCCATTATGTAACCTTGGAGCACCACTAAACAAAAATGAAGGTACATTCCTTTGCTGCCCCATATGTCCATTATGTTGTATCCTTGCCGGTGTGCTATCACCTAAACCTCTTGTACCCCTCACTTCAGACTTTGTAGTACCTACCGAAGATATAGCACCTATTGCTTGCATAATAGCCTCTGCCATTAACATTTTAATTATCATCGCAGTCACATCAGCAATCACAGCCTTAGCAAAATCAGCAAAGTTTGCCTTACCTGTCATAGCCATTTGTGTTATCGCATCACCAATACCTTCAAACGCATTCACACCAACATCTTGAATACGGTTCATCATATTACCAGATTCTTCCATCCAATTTTTAAAGTGGTCTGATACTACAGGATCTACTTTAGGTGGTTCTATATCATTCAAATCTTCTTTAATCTTTTCCGTCTCATCTGCTATGTTTTTAGTGATTCCTAAAAGGCCGAGTGTGGAAGTTTTAACAACATCCCAAAGCGGTGCAAGTGTTGATACTTTTTCTTTTATATCACCTATCATCTTATCCCAATCTCTGGCCAAATCTTTTTTTGCTAAATTTCTATTGGCATCCTCAATTATATCCATAGCTTTTACATTTGTTTTTCCTAATTCGGCCAAGCAATACTTAAAATTTAACTTTGCCGTTTCTTTAAATCCATCAAAAATAGAAGTTACCAATTTTCTACTTTTAACATATTCCAATAAATCATTATATGCTTCTTTATCCTCTTTTATTATTGATGGGAATATATTCTTATCTAATCCAAGAAATTTAGTCAGTTTAGTCGTTTTTACTTTTTTACGCACATCCCTACCATACACCTCAGCAAATAATTTCTCAGCCTCCGCTTTCATTTCTGCTGTTGCGGTTGAACCAAACAAACCTTCTTTGATACCTATTAAAATACCTTTGCCCATTCGGATACTTAAATCCAATGCAGACATACCAGTGGCTTTTAGAATTGCCAACACCGCATCCATCGCACCTTTAAAACCTGCTTTGAAATCCTTCTCCATCCATTCAATAAAACCTGTCATCACATCACCAACAAACACAATTCTATCAGCAAAATATGTAGCCCAGTATTCTATCTGCCTTCTATTACGAACAAACACATCAGAAAGCCTTTTTATACCGGGGGCAAACCGCTCACCAACCGCTATACTCACACGGACAATATTATTCCAAAGTATTTTCATTTGAGCAGAGAAAGATTTTAGTTGTTTTTCCGCCACATCCTTCATCACACCACTAGCATCTTCTAATCGCTCTTGGTATTCTTTTACCTTATCACCCAAACCCAACAACGGTAAAATTGTCTGTTGTACTCTTGCTTTGAAACCCAGTAAATCTAATGTGGCAACCTTTTGCTCAGTTGACATGTCACCAAGTATGCCTGTCAAATCATCGATGATTACATTCAACGGCTTCAATTCACCAACAGTATCATAAATAGTCACTCCAAACTTTGCCCATTCCACTCTATTACTTTGAAATCCTTTATTCAACAAACGCAACATTCTACCAAACATAGCACCAGATTTTTCACCTTTAATACCTTGGTCAGCGTATGCCGCCAAAACAGCAACACCTTCTTCAAGTCCTATATTATAAGCCTTCATTGCCGGGCCTGCTTCAGTAGTTAGAGACTTTGAAAATTGTTCTACAGTAGCATTCGCCATTGTATTAGCAGCAACAAGAACATCACCAATTGCAGCCATGTTCTCCATATTTTGTGTGGCGTCTTTTACCGTATAACCCAAGGCACTTTGAGCATCTGTCAATAAATCTGTGGCCAATGCCATATCAAAAGCACCAGCAATAGCAAATTGATCGACCGTGGCTAATGAAGCCATTGATTGTTTGGCATCTAAACCGGCAGAAGCTAAGTAAAAATATGCCTTGCCTAGCTCTTTTGCTGATGTTACCGATTCAGTTGAAAGCTGTAAAGCCAACGAACGCATATCCTCTTTCATGCCATCTGTTACATCACCCATAATGGCCAAGGACTTTACCATAGCATCATCAAAACTAGCAAAGGCTTTAACAGAAGCGACAGAATAAGCACCGGCAGCAACAGCAGTGATTTTTGTAGCCCTTTTTATAGTGGCTACAGAACTCTTCATAATTCTTTTGAATTGTGAATTGTCTGCTTTAAGATGTACAAGCAAATTTCCTAAATCTAAACCAACCATAATACTAGCCTTTTATCTTTATACCCAGCTTGCCAAGCCAGAATTGTTTCGATTTCTTTGCTTTTTCTTTTCGTTGTTCTTGTTTCATTTTTATTTCTTCTTCGGCAGAAGTAAACTTTATCAAAAAATCTTCTACCTTAATCTTGCCTGACTTAGTTGTCATGCACTGGACCATCGTTGCCATCAACTTAGCAAAAAAATAATCTTCTCTATGAAAGAAATTCACTTCCTTTTCTAAATAAGCCCACCACATATTAAATTCCGTTGGGCTTATTACTCTTTTTGCTTCTACTACAGATTTATGAAGATGGGACGCCACACGGAACCACATGAGCGTCTCACCTTTTAATCTTTTTTTGCTTTCTCTTTTGCCTCTTTACCCAAGCCGCTAATTTCTTGTGCCTTTTCATATAAAGCAGTCGTCATTCTTGCCGGGTATTTGTGTATTGTATCCAACGAAACAAGTTCATCATTTTCATCGTACAAAGTTAAAGATACCAAATTAGCATGAAGGTCACTGTAATCAGTGATGTTATTTACTTCACCCTCTTTATTGAACGCCATTTTGCCGCTCATAGAGGTTAGGTATTTATCTTTTGCTTCACTTGTAAGCTCACGCAAAAAATATTTCTTATCATCAATCGTTACAGGCACTTCCTGCCTACTTGTACTGAATACTAATTCTTCCATTATTATTTCCTTTCCAAAAAATAATTCATTTACTGCCACTCAAAAACAATAATCATTATGCTGGGGTATGTACCGGAGCAATTTCATCACCACTACCATCCACATTACTAGGGACGATTGTCACATCTGCCACCGGCTGTTCTCCTTCAGAAACTTCGCCCGGTACGAACTTGTCCAACCAACCCCAAAATGCCACAGTCGATGTATCAGGGAATGTAATTGTAATAAGCTGATTGACACTAATCATATCTACAATATCATCATAGAAAATAGAATCATAACTTGCAGATAAATTACACTCTGTCATCGTAATCAATTGTTTGGGAGCAAACGTTCGATAAGCGGTGTTCCGTAATGTGGTAATATCATTTGAACCACCTGCATCCATACCCGGTGGGGTAATAGACTTTTCCCAAAATGTAACACCCGGCCCAGTACCGGAAGATTGGTCGGTAAAAGCTATAGTCGTCCCGTGTCCATCATCAATTCTACTCATCAGATT